GAGTGATTGCTTTTTCTCGGCGTTCCTTACGCTCTTTCTTCTCTTGACGACGGCGTTCGCGAATTAACTCTCGATCGTCGTCATCCGGATCGGCGTTAACCATCCGTGAGTCATCATCATCCTCATCGTCGTCATCTTCTACTTCTTCCACAACCTTAGGTTTTTCAACCTCTTCCGGCTCATCGCGGATTACGTACTCTACATCCTTGTCATCGTCCTCAGTCAGGACTTCGTTCTTCTCTGCCATGGGTCATCTCCTTCAGATGAATGCACGGATGGCCAACGGGTCACCCGTAACTCGACCAATAATATCGAGGTCATTGAAAATAACATACATCGCCGTCTCGCCGTTGGATAAAGGAACTTCCCAGCGATCGCCGCCGTACTTGGCGACTCGAACATAGTCACCCTTGTCGCACCAAGACCCTTCAGGCCAGCTTTCCATCGTGTTTCGGTTCTTGAATGCAAGAGGACCAAGACTGATGATTTTAGCCACTTGCGTGTTCCACTTTTCAGTGTCACGCGAACCAGTGTCAATGATAATACCGCCCTTGCTAGTCTTACGCGGAGTACGGATTTGTACTAATACTCTACTGCCAAACGGTTGAATTCCTGGATCTGCTTCGGGAAATGCAAATTCAATTTCCGACACTGCTTCATTTTCAGATGTCATAAATCGTCATCTTCCTCATTGTTTAACGTCACTAAAATTGCAATGGCTTTTTCCAGCCCCGCATACATACCAACGACCCTTCCATACTCGAAAGAATCACGGGCGTTTGGTGATCGCAGAGCAGAGGACGCCAACGCATCCTGCTCCGCCTTTAATTTCTGGTATAATCTATCAAGTCTCATGCAGGGCACTTGCTCTTGGGCGGCGGGGTACCCGGCACTTTCTTGCCGTCGTACTTAACGCCCATAGCCATTTGCTTATGCGGCTTGACAGCTTGCGACGTCTTTTGTTGATTGTCGGCCATCATTTTCTCCTTAAGGGTTAGGATTAGGGTTAGAACCAGTTCCCGTAGAATACGGGACCTTATCACCACTGATAATTTCAGCCGCAGACAATTGCTTAGCGGTTTCGTTATCCTGACGATTCATCTCAAGACGAGCCATGATTTCAGCATGGGTTCTGGCGTCTTCACGTTCTTGACGGGTCATTTCAAGCATCATTTCCATATCACGGTCAGCATCCTCTTGTCTGACCTTCTGGATTTGAGCTTGAAGTTCCATCTGCTCACGCCGCTGCTTCTCCATCAGATCACCCTGCATCTTGGCGATCTTCTCTTGAACACTTTGCTGGAATTCTTGTTGATTCATCGCCATCTTCTGCTGTTCAAGCTGAGCATTCAATTGCAGCTCTTGCTGACGCATAGCCATCTTCTGCTGCTCGATTTGAGCTTTGATTTGGTCAGACTGCGTCTTCTGCTGTGACTGAATCTGTTGAGCTTGAACCGCTGCTTGAGACGGATCCATCGGGGGCGGCGGCTGCATTTGCTGCAACTGCTGCATAGCTTGTTGCATTAACTGCACTAATTCAGGACCAAGAGTCTGTTCAAACACTTGCTGAGCACGAACAATAACGTCTGCCTGATGTAGATTACTGGTACTATCGATCAGATTATTAGACGAAGCAACCTTCAAGCCGTGGGTAACCGACTTCTGGTAGTAACCCAACAGGTGTTCTTTGATATGCGGTAGCATAAACGTCAAAAACGGCTGCGCAACAGTTGGGTTTTGACCAAGCAATGGCGATTGCAAGAAGGCCAAGTGAACCTTCAAATGCGCCAAGTGATCTTGATGATCAAGGACCGCGACCGGCTTGGCTTTAGACGCCATGACGTTTTCAGTAACCGGATTAATATCATCTTCCGGCGGTCCAGGCTGCAAAACTGAAGTACCTTCTGGCAGCTTTAGCAATTGACTGAACAGTTCCTCGAGCTTGCGCGGATCATACATCTGCGGGGCCTGGGCCTGGCGCTGCATGATCGCTTGCACCTGAGCGAAGCGTTGTGCCTCCGAGAAGATGTTCGGATCACTAACCGGGATAACGTCCAACGGACCGTCAAAATCGTCCGGGTGAATGTCGATCGCGTCGCCCAGCTGCTTAGTGATGATTTCCTCGGTCAAATATGACGAGTTAATCCGATGTAGTACTTTGAGCGTCCGTGCCATCGAGTTGTGCAAACGCGAATGGATCGACGAGAACACCACCATACCTTGTTCGATCAATGCCAGCGTAGTACCGACCGGTTGATTCGGGTCGTTGCTGCGCAGATTTTCGAACGTAGTCTGTACTACACCCTTCCCTGCATCGACCAGAAAGCCCAGGAGTTGGTACAAGACCTGTGACGGAGGGTTAAAGGGTACGGGCATTGCAATTTTACGTACGTCATCAACATTAATGCCGCCCTCAATTTCCGTAACTTCAGTCGGTTGCAGATTCAACGTCTGACCACCCGGACCGCCTTTTAACTTCAGCAGAGTCGGGATATTACTGATATGCGCAGCGTCTAGCAACGCCCGCAATGCACCGGTAGCTGCACCACTCAAACTACCAATCATGTGAATCATGCCGATTGGATAAGCTCCGCGCCACGGAACGAACGGGAATTCGATCACCCACTCAAGCTCTTCGTAAGTGTCATCATCCGGCATCCAATTGCGGTACACCGAAACTGCTTCACCGGTGAACTTATCGATTGAAATAATATAAGGACGCCGTCCCTCGTCCTCTAAATCTTCGCATGTGTACACCTCGAAAACGATTCGCAAACCGTCTTCATTGTACTCCATCTCTTCCCGGCCTTCGATCTTATCGTTCGCCTTGCTGGCTTTCGAGAATTCGATATCGCCAGGGTTCGTAAGATCAATATCCCGGTATTCGCCAGTCTTAATTCGTTTGTTAAATTCCGCAGCCGTTACATACTGTACGTGCGTTTTGCGCTCTGCCGAATAAAAATTACTTGCAGCGAACGGCAAATACATATCATCAATCGGAATGAAAGACGCTTTCGGGCGCTGACGCGTCGAATCCCACATCAACTTCATATACTGACCACCGCCAAGCGGCAGCTGAGTCATTAACTGCTCAAGCTCCGATCGGAATTCGACCATTTGCTCGGTTAACTGCCAATTCATGTACTCAGTCTTACGACGAGCTTTTCGCAGTTTCTGACTGTCCACCGACCCCAGAATCTTGGACCGCACCGGGCCGTTCGGCGGGAACAGCTCTTTAATCGCCCGCGCCGAGAAGTCGACGCAGACCTCGGTTAGCAGCGGGTGAACGACTTTGTTAGCTCCGGTAAACTGCGCACCACCCGGAGCGTCATCACCCAGACCAGTCCGGCGAATGCCCTCTTCATACTGCTCATCGCGCTTTTTCCGGGCATCTTTGTCTTTCTCGATTTTTTGTAGTAAGTCTTGGACGACTTCTTCAAGAAGCGACTGGTCTACTTCATCAACGATATTCGCAAAATGTTCTTCGTTCTTACGAACTTCTTCGTCTTCGCTTAACTTGATGATGGCACCACCGTCTTCAGTATCCTCGACATCGGACACCTCTTCCGGCAATTCGACCATTTCCCCCTCTTGGAGGTCATCCATTTCTTGTGCCATGCTAATCCTTACAGTGCGTCAGCCAATAGGCTGATGTGCTCGAAATTGAATCCGGGGCTGGATACGCTACCGCCGTCAGCGAATAACTCTGGCTGATCCGGCTCTTCGGTTTTTATGTCTTTCGCAGGCTTTTGTTCAACTAACTTCTCTTCAAGCCATCTATCATAATTCATGGGTTCAGCACCCTGTTCCATCTCATACCGATGAGCATCCTTATACCTTACACGATCTCCAAGGACCTGCCTGATACGCAACGCTTTTTCATACCCAGGAGATAACGGTTTCATACCCAAATCAAGCGGTAATTGACTTTTATCCGGGTTTACGGCAAAGGCTGGGCGTGCCACTAACCCCGCTAAAGGACCTTCGCCCGACATCATCGCTTCGTCGATCGCCCGCGCCGCTCCGCGACCCGCGAGTCTCGCCAAAGGGCCAGCAGCCGGAAGACCTAGTAACGCCGCCTCGATCGCAGCTTGTTTCTTTGCTTCTTCAGCTTTGCCACGGAGTGCCATCGCCGCAGCATGGCCTAGAGGAATACCGGCTGATCCGGCAACGTCCGCGAACATTGCTTGAACTTCTCGCGGGTCTACGTTCCGGTTGCTAGCCCGTGAAAGGCCAGCCATCCCCCGGCCTACATTCTTCCTGATCGGGTAATCAGCCATGAGAGTGCTTCATATACGGTTGCCCGGATTTTACCACCAGACCACCATAACAACAAGCGTCATATCGCATACGGATTGACTCGTGCTTTTTTGTAATACTGCGGTTCATCGATATCGATGTCCACTGTCAGCCATTTTTGATCACGGAACAGGCTCAAGGCTTGACTGAACGTATCCACATAGTCATCATGCTCCACTAATGGGAAACTGCACACCTGCGATACGAACTCATCCGCCCACGTTACGAATTCATTCTTTCGCTGCTTAGACTCCGGTATATA